AGAAACCACGATCCAGATGCGATAGCATCAGTATTAGGAAAATCATCGAGAATATCGGCGCGAACATCGTCGTTTGGATCGCCGGTGTCGCCCGCGCTCGCGCCTAGGCTTGTGATAATGGCACGGCTACTACCGTAGATGACGAGCCGGCCTACGTCACCCGCGATGAATACCGCCGCACTAGCGTGAAAGATAACAGTTGTACCAGTAACGGCGCCTGGCGTTAGCGTTGCACCTCCGGATATATCAGTATCAGCTTCGAATGAGGGAGGGGCGTTGTAACGGATTGGAAGTAAGCTCCAATTGGTATCGGAAATTCGTGAAAGCTTGTGTTGAGGGATATTTTCATTGAATAACCACATCACATCGACCGATTGCGTCGTATGAATTTCGCGAAGCAGGGCTTCGTTATAGGGTGTTGCTAGCTCGACACCTGCAATTCGTGAATTACCTTTGTAGATGCGCGCATAGTTGTGACCCATTTCGAGAATGTAAGCATCATCCATGCTCGCTTCAAACGGAATTATGATTGTATCGCGAGTATGGTCCTTGACTTCGCCGACAAAGCGAAGGCCGGGCCTTCGAGTGACACCGCCCTGTCGCAACATTAGGAAATTTTCGGCAACTTTCATCATTTCGAAGTAGCCAGCTAGATCCGGGCGCCCCTCGATTAATGGCGAAGCCTCGCCTTTCGAGAAATTTGTCAAAATTGGCTTACGCGAAGGCATCTATTCCCGGCCCCAGATCAAATCATCTGCTTGGTACGCAATCTGTGTACCCTCTTGCCCGTCGAGTGCCAGTGCCAATGGCAGTAAAGCGCCATAACCATCTTGGAACAACGCCCGCGATAAGCCAGGATCTTTACGAATCGGCATAGCCAGCTTGCTAGCCAACCACGATACAGCTGCTTGATAGAACAACCCGTCCCATTCGTCCGGGTTTGTGCTATCGCGTGTATACACCAGGCGAACCTCACCATCGTTGGTGTAGATATTGTCGCCCTCGACCTTGTAGTACCCGGTCCAAGCCATCCAACCGAACTGAGTCATCTGAAGATTGACAGCGTTGCCATTGTAATCGCGAATAGCGACGAGGTCGCGGGGTAGTTTGTAAGCATAGGAAAATTCAAAGATAGGTACGGTAACGTTTTGTACCAATACAGCACGAGTTTCAGCGAATTTCCAACGATGCATTCGCAACATTCCCCGACGGAGGGGCGGCCAAAACCGTTTGCACCAGTTTGCGTTTATCGTACCTTGGTCGATTCCCGTAATCGACTCACTAACGCCCACCATTCCGAGTGCATCATTAAGGAAATCGGTTTCGCTAGCCATTAATGTGGAAATCCTCCGATTGCCCAGCCAACACCAGGAGAGCCAACACTTCCAGCCACGCCCTCTCGTATAGCTACAGCTATTGCTATAGTATCATCCGCTGCACTAGTAGTCCAGCCGTAGCTAACACTTCCACTACTAGCGATCGAAGTACGCCTAATCAAGCTTATCAACTCTGCACAACAAGGGTTACTTTCCAGTGGATCAGTGTAACCAGCTATAGGCGCAACGTTTCCGAGAGTCACATCGCCGAAAATCATGACTGCTGCTATAAACGTATCGACTGTAGTTGTCAGTGTACCACCAGGATCGTCTAATGAATCACTGCTAATAGTATCGGTATCCTCCACTGAAGTATCCGTACTGGCAGTGACGGTGATCGAACTGCAACGTTTTGTCGACGCCCCGCTTACCGTTACGGATACGGTTTGAGCGCCCGTCGGTACACTAGCACCCAAGAAATAACCATACACACTACCCGTCTCACCGCTACTTTTTATAACAGGCGATCCGGAAACAATCGTAGTAGCAACACCACCATATGTGACGTTGGAACCCGCTCCGATTTCGTTCGCAGTACTACTGAACACAGCACAGAGAATAAGGACACCGCGAGGGGTGCCAGATGGTGTATGCGTCCAAGAAAGGTTTCCTGTACCAGCCGCTCCGATGTTGACTACATCAAAAGCGATTGCCGCATAACAAGTGCTCGGCAACAGTGTAAGTAGGAGTGCTGCTAGTAGTCGCTTCATCGCCGCAATCTCCCGCGATGCCAAGGTGGACCGGGTAGTTCGGGTGGATTAGCAATAAATTCGTAAGTACCAAGCTCCCAACCCGGCCCTTGCGGTCGGACAGTACCATCGTAATCGATTGGTGAGGATGGAAATGTTCCACTATTTAACTGCGTAGCTTGACTCTCTCCAGCATTTATTGAGCTTACGCTATTAATTGTCAAATGAAAATCTCGCCCGGCCTGGTTGACGAAGTTTGGATTATAACCACCAATTTGCCAAGAATTTGTACTACCCGTAACATCTGTACTCGTACCAAAATCGTTGAATTGGAAAGTCGTATTTCCATAACTAATGTTGTTACGTAGACGTGTTCCGGAAGGCACCGTTTCTCCAGATACGCCTATAACGATACCGCCTTGAGGATTGTCAACAACAGTGTTATTGTAAATACCTACATTAGTTGGCGCACGCCGGAGCTTGAGCGCCCCTCCACCCGCAAAACCAGTACCCCCACAACCCCAAGCTATGTTATTGTAAATTAAGATATCAGCTCCAGAAATTCCAGCTGATGGTTGAACTAGAATACCTCGCCCGTTCGTGTTATGCATCAAATTTGAACGAACTACGCTACGATCTGTACTCTCTATTGCGTCATCACTAAAAAGATGAGCTAAATAGCCCGTACCGAGGTAGGCTTCGCAGCCTTCTATGAGATTGTCTGCCCCAGCCGGATATACACAATGCGAAGCGCCGGGTGACGCAGTGTAGGTATAATCGTGACCAACACAACGTATAAACTCGTGATGATGCCCGCCTGATACAACAAAAATGCCATTTCCTAAGTTGTTGTGATGGCCGGTACACCGATCGAATCGATTGTGATGAGCAGCCGTAGACAAGTTACCAGCAGTAGATACGGTGCCAACATAAGCACCCTTGGCTCCACTCAAAAAATCGAAAGTCAGTTGCCGAATTATGATATATTGTCGAGCGCTACCAGTATGATGAAAAGCTGGATCAGTAGGTGGTTTGATTACCGGAATGTGTCCAGAATCAGCACCCACAATCGTAGCAACCGCAAACGATGTACTTGCCGGAAATTGATGAGTAACGTTAAAGCTTTCGGCATAATCGCCCGTCCGGCCAAGTACCACATCACCATCGTTAGCAACCATCTGCGTACGCGCTTTTTCGTAGGTACGCCAAGGCAGCGCACTAGAGCCATTGCCCGTAGTATCACTTCCGGTTGTCGCGACATAGAATGTGTCAGCTACGGCACGGGCGGGTGGTACGAAAGGTATCGGAATCCAACCATCGAAATTGGAGATCCAAGCAGCGTAGCCAAGACCCGCGCCCAGCCCCCAACGTAGGAAAGTTCTACGATCAAGCCACGCCCGCTTCTCTATTGCACAACGTATACAACCGTGCCATACTAGATGAGTAGTTGCTGCCAGTGTATCTAGGGTATAATCTTCGAAGCCTGATTGGTCACACTTCTTGCAGCGCCATTCGATCATCTGATCGATTTCGCGCAATGTAATTTCATGTAGATGTGTAGCTTGCGGAATATATTTAGTCTTTGTACTAAGGAAACGTTGCTTTATTTCTTTCCATGTAACCGATTCTTCTCCGACTGGTACAGTCGTGTGATGCTCGCATGGGGCGATTGTGTGTTCGTAAAGCTCAGTAATAGCGTGTACACGAAGGGCGGGCGACACCCGTCCCCTAGCTGCTTGTGTCACATATTGACGCCAGGGCAAGGACACTTCTCCACGACGAACGATACCGCTTCCTGGCTCTGGTTCCAGCAGTCGTTCCGTGTTAAAACGCCGCCAACGCTGCAATGGAGTCATGCGAGCTAGATCCCACAAAGTAGGGTCGTTGTGCCGCAGTTGTCGCTCACTCACATAGGGAACTGGCTTAGAAATGATTGTGGGTGCCAGCTTGCTAATCTGCTCGCGTGTCAACGCTGGTGCTAGCGCCCGGCCTACTAATCTGCGTGTCTCTAATGTGTACATTGATTCTCAGTCGTTAGTCGTGAAATTGCAGATTCCTTCTGCTGCTGCCATAGCTGTCGTACTATTGTCAGCACTAGTAGTTACGAAGCGAACCGATAGTGCAGTTGCGAAACTTCCACCATCGACGCTAGGCATGTACGAATTTCCTGCGTTGGCCGGCAGGTAGAGAGTTACGATTGGTGAACTAGCTGACGTAGGAGAAGCTACATTGTACAAATGAGCCCAGGCCGGCGTGCTAGCATTGCTATTAGTACAGCTAGCATGATAAAGAATCTTGGCGCCCGTCCCAACCTGAGTAGCATCTTGGTTAGCACCGCTAGCTGTCTTTACTCGACGGAGTGTTTTGCCAACCTCACGAAGCGTTACAAACATGTTCCCTTGCAGGTCAATGTAACAGGGATTCTGGTTTGTGTTAGTAAGAGATGGCGCGCTAGATACCGCAACACACGGCAATACAGGCGTCTTGGCAGTTGCATTAGTAGAGTTATCCGCGCCTCCGATTAGAGGAGTGCCATTACCGTAATGAACATTTACCGATTGGGCAACTACGCTAGTCGGAACTAGAAATAGTGCTAGTGTTAGTGCGAGAATCAGCTTTTTCATTTTGCTTACACCTCCCCGAAGTATTCAAGCTTCTGCGCGGCGACACTAGCTATCGCGTGAATCACATTCAAATTAGCAACCTGCAAGTCTTCGATCCAATCGCCCGGACGCAAGCCCAAGCCGTTGTTCAAAGTTAGTCCCGTAGTGCCAATGTCCACCCTAGCAGTTGGATCGTTTGTCGGCAAGGCGCGTATACGAAATCGGCGTGCCACAACAGAAACTGATAAAGCGGCTTCAGAACCAGTTGCCACTGTCACGACTCCACTAACTACTGCAGTAGCATTTAGTTGAGTTACTTTCACAGGTAAGCCATTAGCTTCAGTTATATGTGTCTGCACATTCGATTCACCGTAGGCCATTTTGGTGTATGGCCAATTGTGCAGACTCCCGTCCTTATCGACTTTGAATGGGACCGGGCCGCCACTTCCTACGCCGCTAATTGCTTCGTCTGACATTTCGCTAGTCCTTTGCGATCCGTAGGGAGCAGCCCTTGCCGATCCATTGTGATATGTTTATGTCATCGGCCGGGCACCCATGCAAGCACATGCCCATTGCTTCGAGAACGCCGTCCGGCCGTAGCATCATAATTGACATGCCCGGATAGCGTATCTCCCATGCCTTGCAATAGGTGGCGCCCGGTATTCCGATAACGTCGTCGATTCGAAGGTTGTGGCAATGCAACTGCATTCCGTTTTTCACAGCCGTACAGCATTGCCCACAACGATTGCACTCACCTTCGAGACGAAGGACTGGAAGACTACGTTGTGCCATCGTCAGTGATCTCGACCCAAGCGCCCTGCGAGAACGCAGCGGTCATGAAACGTATAACTCGGACGCAGATAACTCCAGCTTGTGTGACTCCACCATGCGCGTAAACCCAAGTGTTGTCACCGGCCGGGCCTTTGGCAATCGCCCTTGCGTCAGCTGCTGCTACCGTGCTAAAAGCTGCCATGTCGCTCTCCCTTGTCTATCGTTGAAGAACTCGCGTGTCCATCCCGACATGCTACGGACTACGTGACGGAATTCTGGCAAACGATTCATCTCTGAAATGACTTGATTGCGAATGCCGGGTTCTCCGTGCGGAGAGTAGTTGATGCCGTGGCCCTCGAAAAAGCGGCGACAAGGACTACCCGGACACCCGGTCAGGATAATCGGAGCGCAACCCATGATCCATGCAATTTGCATTGCGAAATAGCCTGACAAAGCGAATAGCGGATTTAGCTTATCCCAATCAAACCAGTTCGGATTCTCATCTAAAAGCTTTGGCCGAATGTTATAGGAATGGAAACTGATCTTAGTTTCGTGTTTAGGATGGATGTAGCGGACCCAACGCCATGTTTCGAGGTTGGGCGCGTGCAACGAACACCAGTGGTCAACATGTGGGAGGAACATGCCAACGTCGTTGACCGCGAAGATCAAGGCAGTTGGGAAGGCCGGGCGTATCTCATCGAGATCGAGGAAACAAGAGTGGGCACTGCCCACGATTATAGCGGCCTGGCCCTTTGCGCTGTCTATTAGACTAGCGACGTTGCCATTGCCACTATAACCGTGAGCCTGCCAGGAGCTTCCATATGTGCCCATTCCTGGCATGTTGAAGTTAGCCATTTAGGCGACTGGCAACACCGTGAAATGACCCTTTAGGATCTTGCCAACGGTGATTGCCGCGCCCGCATCTACCGCGACGACGATTGTTTCCGCGGCCGGGCGATAGTTGTAGGCACCTACCGCCAGGCCCGTTACCGACAGCCCGGTCGTTGCAAACGACGTTGCCGCCAAGTAACGCGCGGCCGAACCAGCATCGCCGAGTGCGATTGTCACCGATGTTCCGAGTCCGTCAGTGATTGCGAACAGGCCAACTACAGCAGCATTTGCCGGCAGGCGACAAATGTTGTAGGTATCGGCGATGGTCGCTGGCGAGAGCCCGATCAACTCGAACGGAATCGCAACCTGACGCGCGTAGACGTTACGAGCATCTTGTAGATACTTGTTGACCCACGCGCTCGCGTAACCCGCAGTGTCACGAAGGACAGCTGACATTGTCGTTTTCCTCCTTTCCCTTAGTTTTCTTTCACGTCGTTAGAGACAA